TGATCGCAGAGTTCTGGGCTTGCAAGAAAGGCACCCGTTCTGAACGCGTCTTCAACCGCATCTGCAACAAACTGCGGCAATGGCCTTCACAGCAGCGCCAAGAGGCTTTAGAACGCGCCATAGCCGCTGGTTGGGGTGATGTGTTCCAGCCACGGCCTCAAGCCACCCACAGCGGCTCACAGCCACATGCGCGTCAATGGACCGCTGAGCAGTGGGAAGCCTTAGACGACGTTCACCTCTTCTGATGAAATCTGAAACCTTCCGCTTGGGCCTTCGCGCTGTCGCAAGCATCACGCCTTACGCCAAAAAAATTACCGATGACGAAATCGCGTTCCTCTACATGACGCTGCCGTCTGCCATCAAGCGCGCGGTCACCGATGAGATGTTCGCTTATGCCTGCGCTCAATACCGCATGGATCCATCACCAAACAAAGAGCTTCCGCTTGATCAGCAGCTTCTGTCGTACGTCTATCGACTGCGCGACAGTCGGCCTGCCTTCGACTGGGGTCTGAAGCCTGATCTGAAAGACAGGATGCTTAGCTGCGATCGCTTTCACCCGCCAATGCTTCCACCTGAAATCCAACAGCAACAGTTGCCGCCTGCTTCAAACCCTGCCCTGCAGGGATTGTTCTAGTCATGCTTTTTGATCCTGTTACCGTCCGCAAGCTGTTGCAGCGTGGCATTGACAACGGTTGGTGGACGCTTGAGCACCTTGATCATCCTTCTGACGGCTACTTGCGACTTGAAGCTGAATTAAGACGCCACACCGTTGTTGAACTGCGTGACATGAAACTCACGCCTCATCGCAATCTGCTTCGCGATCAAAGCGGCGTTGAACGTGTTGAAGCCTCGCCATCTCCGCGTGACTTCATCCCAGTCACCAAACCAAACCCTGACGAATTTGATTTTTAATGCCTCGCACGCGAAAAACACCTGCACGTGACATGACGGTATATTTGCCGTTCGATTTGTTTGATGCAGTAGACAAGGCCTCTGCTGCTGAAAACATCCCGCGTTCACATTTCATCGAACGCATACTGAAAAATCATTTCGACGCCCAGCAAGCTTGATTTTTGATGCCTGAAAGCAGAACGCCCGTCAAAGTCTTTCTGTCTGCGCAAGAGCGGCAGATTTTGGATCAGCAGGCGAAGCAACTCGGGATTCATCGTGGTGAGATGATCCGTCAACGTGCTCTGTCAGCACCGCAGCAGGCTGCAGGCTTGCCGCAAGGTCCACACGTTTACGCTGACGCCTTGGAGGCGGCTGCACGGTCTTACAGCGGCATTCCGCGCACTGCTATGGCTGGCATTGTCAGCGCTGTGATTCGATCACTTGCTGAGCATTGACACGCAGGCACGGTCTCGTTATTTTCTTGATGTGAAGTCGGTTTCTTGCAAGGTTCCCGACGGATCAACTACCGCCTCAGCAACCCGCCACTGCAGAGGCACCTATTCACAACCAAATCAATATGGGCGCACGCACGCTTTATCCATTGCCGTTGTGTCCGTGTTGCGGTAAACGCGACAACCGCGTCAAAAACACCAACTACACCGACGACGGGCAGATCCTGCGTAATCGCGGCTGCAACTTCTGCGGCGAATCCTGGTGGACTCTTCAACCCAGCGAACAGAACGTCAACACTGAAACGCATCGCATCGTCTTGCCGTCGTCTTACCGCAACTCTTACAAACGTCACTCAGTCCGACTAGAGCGAATTCCAGCCGCCTAGCGTGGAATGCTTGACATCTCCGCAACGCATGACATCATGGCCTTGGGAGAGATCCCCAGACACCGCAACCATCAAAATGAACGACACACTGGCACTCGGCTTGATCATTGCTGACTTCGGTCGTAGCGATGACTTTCAAGGCATGTGGGAAGCACTCCGCACCGTTTACGAACGTGACAGCACCCTGCAAGAGCTTGCTGCTGAATTGCTACAAGCTGACGATGAGTTCATTGCAGAAAAGGCAGCCTGAGCTATCTTCGGCTTGGGGCGAATGTTCATGAACCGGAGGCTTCGGCCTCCTTTTTTTTCACCATGCTTGACAACGTCAATCATCCCGATCACTACCAAGGCAGTCTTGAGTGCATCACTGCCATCCGTGCAGCATTGACGCCTGAAGAGTTTCGCGGCTTTTGCAAAGGCAACGTCTTAAAGTACGCCTGGCGCGAACGTCACAAAGGCCAAGACGAGTCACTAGCCAAAGCACGTTGGTACATCGATCAATTGCTTGACGGCTACTAACTGGTATGCCATACTTTGATCAAGCGGGAGACCGCATCGCCTGATCATCATGTATTACCACCACGAATCCTTGCTTCAATACGAGGCACGCCAACGCTACGAACAGCGTTGCGATGCTGAATACGAAGCTTCTCGCCGTCCTAGCTATCGCGTCACAACACCTGATTGGTATCAAGACGCAGACAACGACGAAGAGCTAAAGCAACTGCTTGATGATGCCGTGCTCTGTGGTTTCGACAACTCTCAGATCCTCGTCGAAACAATGCCCTTCTGATTCACTGCCGGGGAGCCTGCAATACAAAAGCGGCTGTGCCGTAAATACAGGGCGGTCCAGGTGCGGCTGATCCATACCCCGGCATCAAACTTTCTTTCTCAAAATGGACAAACAAAAACGTCTACGCCAAGCTGAACAAAGCAACATCCAACAAGCAATCGACGATTACGATGCAAGACTTCAGCAAGCTTTCAAAGACGCAGGCATCACTAAAGCCATTCGCGACACCCAAGATCAGAAATCTTGGCAATGGGTTCGTACTCTTGACGGTTGGACCATATCAAGAAACCATCCAACCTCACGAAATCCATCAAACAACCGCTGACCTGCAACATCGGTACGAACTAAACTTTTTGACCGAAAACGAAAACTGTTATATTTTGAGTAATCGGAAAAACTTCCTTGAATGCCTGCACAAAGAGGCACAAAAGCTGAAACCATAATCCGTGCTCAAGAGTTTGCGCGCATCATCGCCAATGGCGGCAGAAGATCAGACTGCATTCGATACGCTTCAGAACACTGGGGGGTTGGTCCGCGTAGTTGTGACACCTATCTAGAGCTTGCGCGGCAACAAATTAAAGCTGACTGGGACATTGAACGCCCGCAGATGGTCGCTGATCTACTCTCTCAATGTGCAACTCTGCAACAAGAGGCACGAGAAAAAGGCCACTACCACATAGCCTTAGGTGCAATCAATACCGCCGCCAAGCTGGCTCAGTTGTGTTCGTGACTGAAGAAAAATTCTGGTATGAGCACCTTGCAGAAACCGATATGTATCGCGTTTGGATGAGCATTGATGGCGTCTCAGCTCACTGTCATGTGAGCAGTATGCACTTGATCGATGAGAAGCGTTCACAGCTTCGTGAAGCCTGTTTCCGTAAGTCATACGAAGCGTTCGACCGTTGAGCATCCTTGACGCTGCACCAATCGGTCACATCTTAGGTGACGCCTCAGGCTTAGATACTGATGAGCTTTTAGCGCGCATCAAAAGTGATCTTCATCCAGGACAGCTAGCGTTCGTTGATGATGAAGAAAGTCAAATCCTTGCGATCTCTGCGGGCTACGGTGCAGGCAAAACGCGCAGTCTGGCGGCGAAAACTGTATCACTCGCAATTGCTAATCAGGGCCATGTGGGCTGTGTTATGGAGCCGACAGGACCGCTGATTCGTGATATTTGGCTGAATGATTTTGACGATTTCTTAGAAACATACGAGATCCCGCACACGTTCAGAGCGTCGCCATTGCCTGAGTATGTGTTGCATCTACCGAAAGGCGATACGAAGATCCTGTGCCGCAGCTTTGAAAATTATCAGCGAATCATCGGCCTCAACTTGGCATTCTGTATTGCCGATGAGGTTGATGTTGTCAACTATTCGATCACGTCAAAGGCGTTCCCGAAAATTCTTGGTCGTCTTCGCTCCGGTGTAGTAAGGCAGTTTGCTGCTGCATCCACGCCAGAGGGCTTCAAGTGGCTTTATAACGAATTTGCAAGCCCCGATGCACTTGCTCGTACTGATCGCAAGTTGATCAAGATGAAGACGACGGACAATCCGCATTTGCCGGATGACTTCGTTGAACGTCTCAAGGCTAATTATGACCCGAGCTTGCTCAAGGCATATTT